ACTTGCTATTCCAGAACGCGACTCGAAACCAGATTGTTTCGCCATCTTCATACTGCCCATTGACTTTTTTGCGAGGTGTGTGTGCTAATGAAAACGATGCAAGAACTTCATCCTTGAGCATCTTTACTTCTGGATCCGATCCGAGGTTGCCTTCAATGATTATCTGATTCATGATTTTGCCTTTCTTGTTGGATTGCTTACATTACACCCTGTCGATACTTCCGTCATCTTTCAAGATTACCCAGTTCCCATCAGGTTGAAGAAATGGCTCTGTCTCCGGATTCGACCAACTGCTCACCATCCAACCTTTGTCGGTAGCGATCGAAGGGTTTTTGTGAATTGAATCAGTGCCGAGATTATGGCACTCATGATGAATCCGGATTAAGTTAGATACGGAGTCTTTGCCGCCCCTAGATTTTAACTTTCGATGGTGCAGTGCCATAGATTCAAGGGCGGGGTTGCCGCAGGTTTCGCAGTAATGCCCTGCCCTTGCTTCTACAAGCGCGACGATCTTTTGATCCACTTAATACCAGCCATATCTGATTTCGTGCTTCCAAGCGATGCAAGGAGAGCCGTATCGCACCTGAATATAGTGCAGTCCGTAATTTATTTGCTTGATCGGGCTTTTAGGTTTGTACTCGAACCTATAATTAGCCCAAGTCGTTGGCAAGAATTGAGCAATGCCAAACGCTCCTGAGGATTTGTTAAGCGCTTTAGGATTCCAATGCGATTCTTGAGTCCATAACTTATTGAGACAGGAGAACTGCGATTTGTTTGGAACTTGCATCCGCGCATAAAGTCTAGGGTGCATCATAAAAGACGCACTCTGCTTAGGCGCAAAAGCCGCTTGCGCTCCTACTGTTTGGAAAGATCCCACCACGAAGGCTACTACAAGGATCTTGCCCCACGCCTTTATTAAGCGACCTTACTCCGTTCGGAGCAGGATTGGCAAACAAAAGCCACCCAAAGTTGAACACCGCATCCGCGGCATCGGTTAATCTGTGAGTCATCCATTTTCGTACATCCTTTCGGGAGATAGTGGACTGAATTAGTTTACCTTTTATTTACTTCCGCCCCAACCAGAACCCCTGAACGCTACGCCGAAAGGTGAAAAAATACGCTCAACCTTTCCGCAACATTCAGGTGCTTCCGGGCTTTCGTGAATTGAGGCAGTCACTTCGTACCTTTTTTCGCATTTAGAGCATTTGTACTCATATGTCGGCACTATTGTTCTCCGGCTCTGCTTAGGTGGACATTCATGGCGTGGTAATACATTAGTTGGTTTGTTGGAGATTTTACGATCACATTGTTGGTTATATAGCCCTCGGTTTCTAATTCGTGAACCACTCGATAATCACAATCGAACTCTGGGCAAACTTCAACAATCGTTAAAGTTTTATTTGTCATTTTATTGCCTTCTCAATCTCTTGGATGGTAGGGCAGGGATATTCATAATTAGCGTTACAACCGACGCAATTTCCAAACTGGCTTGGCTCATGCAATTCCACTACTGCACGAAGGGAATCTTTCATCCATCTGTAATACCAGCCAAGTTCAGCGGAATCTATCTCTGCTAGCAATTCATCGTGTGTCATTAGCGCTCGCAATCATCGTCGGAACTACCGTGATTGTTGCAGTAGTAATACCGTTTTTCATAATCAGTTTTGCAGTGCGGGCAATTCTTTTCGCCGTCGATGATTACTGTTTCTTGGTCCGTGTATTCTTCAGCGCAGTTTAAGCAATAGCCCAAACCTTCCGACCAGTCGATAAGCCATTGACGATGCGTTTTGACTCGTGCTTCAGATAATGGGGTTGATGTCATTTTCATATTCCGATGCACTTTTCAGATGTACCCCAGCAATAACCGTTGCCAGTCCACCAGATATGATTGACGATGTAAAAGGCGGCGATGAAAGCAATAACTCCCAGCGTTCCAAAAACTATTCGGCGGCGGATTACATATTTACGATCCATTTTCTTAGTCATCTATTCCTGCTTTCATTAGTTGAACTTCGATTTTTAATGCACACCACTCGCACTCATAGATTGCATCTTGCATCTCGATCAGGTGAATGATTAAACGATTAGCGAACCCGCCTTTAGAACCACACCAAACGCACATCATTTATTTTGATCCTCTCCCCAAAGCGCATCATCGTCTAGCAATAGCAACCCGGCAAAAATGCCGGACACTATTAAAAGCCCTAGAGCAATTAGTCCGATCATCAGAGCGACCCCCCGTAATTAGTAGTGACTGTGTAAGTGTTATCAGCGGTGTCAAAATAAACGCGATATGCATAACCTAATGATTCAAGAAATGCTCTGATAAAAAGAACATCCGCGTAGCGCTCCGCCCAATAAGCGCGAAGGAAAGAGTAATCAACTTCAACCGAATCTTGAACTCTGAAGTCGATGTCCTCAAAGCGCCCGGTTTGCTTTCTCCAAGCGTTCTGAGTTTCATTCCAATTTGTCGAGTTGATAGTAAGTTGCTGAAAGTCTGCATCTGTAATTTTCATTATGCAAGCACCCATCCCTCAGTGTAAATTTGACCGCAATCGAAACATTTACCAGCGCGAACATCCCAAGTGCTTGCGCAAAAGCAACCGGACGGGCGAACAGTTGGTTCGCCTTTGTGAAAGTCGTAATGTAAAAGAAGTTGATATTGCTTGGCAAAAGTTTTGCCGCAGTTGTAGCATTCGTATTTCATTATGCCACCGCTTTGTCGTTTAGATATTCAGCGAATTTCTTTGCGTTCTTAAAACTTGAATCCCATCCGAACGAGTGCATGTCCCAATCAGGTGAACCGTCATTGACATATGTGTACCATCCGAAGTTGCCATCGCTTTTTACTGCGTACTTTCCGCATTTTGAGAAATAGACTCCATTAAGATCTGAACGCTTCCAAGTAATTTGATTTTTCATTTTTTGCCTTCTTCCTGTTGGGGGCTTGTTGCCCTGTTAAAGAAAATACTAAAGTGTTGTTCGATAGATTACAAGCGAAACGCCCTAATTTCGTAATCTTTGACCAGTCATCTGCCAGCCGCTAAATCCTCGATTGTGACCCCTAATTCGACCGCTTTTTCCTTGAGGTAATCCGCCAGCGTATCCAGCACTTCACCATCGGTCATCGAGTCCGGGCTGTTGTAGAGGATTTCCGTCATGTCGCGTATGAGGATTTTCTCCACTTATGCCACCGCCCACTCTTTTTTGACCGCAGTGAGTAGATCGATGTTCATCGCATAGGCGATGCGATAGATTAGATTTGAACCATATCCACAGTCGAAAGCGAAATCGAACTTTGTTCCGAGATTTTTGTAATAGGTATTTTCGTCGAATGTCTGACCTTTTGTGTGATCGTTCATATCAAGAATTGCCTGAGCGATCTTTGCGAGTTCTGCTTTGAACTCAGGAGAAAGATCACGATTTGTGAAAACGAAATCTGCTCCGTATGAAACTTCGACGGGAAGTGTTGATCCCTCAAGAATTACGAAAGAGTTGTGATACGACTTCATGTCAGTCATTCCATCGAATGACGCACCTTGAAAACGCTTTACGATTGAATCGACTTCTTCAGGTGTTGGACCATCGACCCATGAAACATTGATTGAAGATCCACCGGAATATGAGTGTGAACGAACTGAAAACTTTACATTTNGAAAATAGTGCTTGACTTCTTTGCGAATCAACTTAGCGGTGTCTGCGGTTNAGATTCGTGTAACTTCCATTTGCTTGCCTTCTTTCTCTTGGGGGCTTTGTTGCCCTGATAAGAGAAATCTAAAGTGAGTGCCGATAGATTACAAGCGAAACGCCACTATTTCTGAAAAATCTTTATGTCCGCCCCCGGGGTGTCTGAATAGACTTTTTCCGCCTTAATGTCTATGACCTGAGAATCGTCCTGATAGGCGATTCCAGTCAGGGCATCCAGTACCCCTCGAATATATTTATCGAGATCCGGCGCGACTGTCGGGTAATCCCTTTTGACTGTCTTAGGTCTCTTGACCCGAAAAGAGATCTCAATCCCGATCGCTCCCTCAACTGGCTTGGCTCCGGCAAAACGAGCCGACAATGCGACAGTTGATCGCCACACCGCAAGCGCAGAGCCTTGAGAGTGCAGAATATGTCCGTTGATCACCTTCATGGAGCCTTGTGGCACCGGTGTGCCATCGCACGAGAAAGAGATCATCCTACAATCGTAACGGAATCAGTAACGACCTTGTGAGCCTGCCCTGACGTGTTCTCTAGATAAAAATCGTAAGCGCCCGAGTAATCAGATTCTAAAGATTTTACTGTGTAAATAGAGTCGCCGAACTTCACTTGATCCCCTAGTTGCACAAAACTCGGATCAACCTGTGTTGTAGTCATAATCNCCCCCGATCGGTTGTGTAATGCTTACGATAATGGTAACAGATTACGGATTTCGTCGGATCTGCCCCAATAACTGTTTGACCGATTCCGGCATTGGAATCGATTCTGAGGTGTCTATTGGTTCGAACCTAGGCGGAACTACTGTAGGAACATTAAAAGACTCTCTAAGGGTGCCTTGAGGGCGTTTTTGAGGCAGTGGGGAATCAAGCCAGCGATCGCCATTTAACCAAGTTGAAGGATGGGCAGTAAAAGCAGGATCTCTGTTCGGATCTTCCGCATATCTTTTTGCTCCTTCGATAATCGTTTCAGCCGTACCACGCTTGACTGCTTTCATCCAAGAACGCATTGCAGTAGCCTTTCCGACCTTTATCGGATACTCACTCCAAAAACTATCGAACAAATTGTTTATATTTTCTTTATCTTTATCTTTATCTTTATCTTTATGGTTGAACGGTCGTTGAACATCCGTTGAACGCTTGTTAGATTCATCTTCTAATTCCGTTGCACGGTCGTTCATTTTACGCTTGAGAGCAGACTTTTGACCAGCGCTTGATGACTGTTCGGATTTCTCACGAACCTTTGCTAGATCATTTTCGACTCGAGCGTGTGTCCACACATCTCCGTCAATCCAAAAAAACTCGGCAAGGATTTCTCGGTTATCTTCCCACTCTTCCGGACTCATGCGAGCCACGAAAGCCAAGCGATCCCCCGTGTTATCCAATGGTTTGCCCCGTTGCCAGTAATTCATCAAAAGCAACAAGTACGCACCGTTCTGCGCGGCGTTCAAGTGAGCGGTGTCTGCCAAGTAGTCGCTNACATAAAGTTGCATATACGGTAGTGAACTCATAATCTCCCAATCGCTTGCAGGATCATCTCTTTGTTGATCCCATGTTTTTGGAAATCCTTAAAAACTTTGTCTTTGATTACGGATTTCCTATGGCTCAAGATAGATTGTCTTTCTTCCGTTGTCATCCCGCCCCATACCCCGTAATTTTCGTGATGCGTTGCATACCCCAAGCATTGTTCCCAGATAGGGCAAGGCGCACATTGAACCCGAAATACCTCGGTGTCGATCAACTTTGCCACGCCGCGATCTTCGATCTTGTAAAAAAAATCTGTAGGTAAATCTTTACAAGCGGCACGATCCCAGTCGATTTCCGTGTAATCAGGGTTGCGATAGTTTTCCACTAGCGCATCGAACTGATCTCGATTGTAATAACCATCGCTGAACCGATGAATCTCGTACTTTTCAATCCAGCGAAAAATTGTTCTTTGAGTTACCCCGTATCGGATAGTCGCTTGACTGAGCGAGATTTTTCCTACTTTGCCTTTGACGGGCATCCGTTCACTCCTGTCGCATCGTAGTAATCGCAGAAAGATCGGCAGAAATAAAGATCCTTTTCCGGCTCAGGGATTTCTCCACTTGCCGCCATTCCTTGAACTTCGGCGATCCACTCTAATCCCTGTCGAGCCATTTCTGGATCGTAAGGCTCGGAGTGTTCTCTAATATCTTCGGAGACTCCATCTCTTGCTATCGCTACGAGCGAGACGGTTTCTACGGGGTAGCCATTAGCGCTGACAAGATACCCGTACAACTGAACCTGCAACCGTTGTTGTAGCGAAGGAAAGTAGCGAAGGCTTTTTACCTTTGTTGTTTTCCAGTCCACGATCTGCTTAGCATCTTTGATGTATAGATCAACATGACCCCGCAAACCTTCGACCTTGAATTCCTGCTCGATCATAAAGTTATCGCCGAACGGATCTTCTCTCTTAATCGCTTCAGCAATTCCAGCGTGGATGAAAGTTCCCATAATCGCGGCAAGTTTGTCGGTGGTATTCACTTTCGGCGCTTGAGTGATATTCATAAACNCCCGGCGCTTGCAATCTCCCACGGCACTCGGTCCAATATCAACCTGTAGCGATCTGTCGCGTTGAGCATCGTGACCCGCTAAAGATCCGACTAACATTTTTTTGATTTCCATTATGCGACATCCATTCCTGTTCGAACTGAAGTTCCGATGGAGCGGGCAATATCTACCTGAACTCGGAGCCGAGCGACATTTGCGCGATTAGCCTTTACGATCGCTTCATCCATCGCAACGATCTTGTGTAGTTCAGCATTTTGCACGAGTGCCATATCTTCACGCTCGCCGACTGTGTAATTCTTACCAGTTGGAGAAGATTTCTGCGATAGTTCTAAACGAGTGCGAGCCATCGAGATTTCGTAGTCAGCCTTGTGTTGTTGATAAAGCGATTCAGTATCCACTAGATCATCATGCGCTTCGTCAATTAACTTGCTGAGATCCTTTAATCGGGCTTCGACCTGTACGGGCGTAACGACACTCATTTATTTCCACCCATAACAATCTGAGCGCAAATATCCTGAACCTGTAGAGCCACATTTTCGATGCCACTCTTAACGATTAACTTACGATCATTTGTAAAGTTAAGAGCGCAGATTTGATCGTAAATATCTAGCCGAACTTCAGCCTCAAGTCGAGCCATCATCTGCGTAAGTTGCTTTGCTAGATTTTCGTCGGTGTCTGATCCTAAGATCAGTTTTCCGTTCTTAATTTCCCAGTGATTTTTTGTGCAAAACAATTTCATAGCATCATCCCATCTTCGGCGGAGCGCCATACGACGCATTGGTTATTTCTTGCATTTGGTCGAGTAGTTCCTGAGTCAATTACGAATCCATCCGCTACAAGAGATCCACGAATCGGGCGAACTGTATTGCCTTCTAAATGCAACTGAATTTCGATTTCGTAGTCGGTCATGCCTTGCAAGCCTTTTAGCAAAATCGTTTCGTACACTTTGCGGCGGATTGTTCCCACTTTTGGGGCGATCTTTTCTAGGGCATCAAGCGAAGTCTGCTTCACGATAACTCCTGCACTTTTTTGTTTAGTGCATCTTTAATTGTTGTTCCGCTAACTTTGCAATCCAAAAAATCCTTTTCGTCTGCCCAGATTTTACGCAGTGCATCTACTTCGTTGGTTTCTTGAATAATGAGCAAGATCCCTTCGAGGCGTTCTAATTCTTCAGGCGTTAAAATGCGAACTGCATAGAGCGGAGACTTGCGAGGATTTTTTTCGTAACGATCAACCTTTTNCATCTCTTCGCGCGATGGGCGTTTATTGCCAGAAAATAAGAAGTTTGCAAGCGCACGACCGATTGCCGAGGTTTCGCATACTTCGAGAGCGGAAGTCTTTGTGACCATAGACGAGCCGACAATTTCTTCAGCGACTCCAGTAGCAACAGGGCGTTGATCTTCACGATCAGAATAAACGAAAGCCTTAACGACTTTTCTTTCATCACTATCGTGGAGAACATCCGACAAGATCCGACCGTTTGGAAATTGTTCCCAGAACTTTTTGATTCGGGATTCGACTGTGTCGTAATCCTCTAAGTTAAAACGACCTGCCATTTTATTTGCCTTCCGTTAGTTGATTTGGTTTTTTATTCATTTGATTACGCCCCGATCGTGATTGACTCGAACGGGCGGTTGAGGATGCGAGCCGCATATTCGCGGGAAAGTTTGAGAGCCTCTTTCTTGTTGTCTGCCCATACCATCATGTGAACATCAGATTGACGAGTATGCGCTGAAGTAGCCTTGCCAATAAACCATGCGTAGTATTGGCGGCGAGCGCATTGTGATTCGTTGAATGATGCGATGAGATCCGCATCGGTGAAAGCGTATTCTCTAATCATTTTCTTGCCTTTCGTTTGGGGGCTCTTGCCCTGTTAAGAGAAATCTACATTGAGGATTCCGAAAAGTCCATAATCTATTAAAAAAGATTTTGAGCGAGTCTTGTGCCAAGATAGGGGGATGATCCGCGTTCAGATAAGTCTGTGGAGCCTAGCCGTCGTAGTCGAGGCTGAGCCTAAATATCCAGACCAGATTGACGATATTGTGAACAGAGCCGGCCAGTTATTCGTAACTGGGCTTATGGCGGCAAAGAATCAAGATTTGGACATTGCTCAGACCAATTTCATCGAGTACGAAGAAGATCCTGAAAATTAGGCAAAAAAGGTAAAAATGTCTATCTTCCCACCTGAAAAGTTATCGCACTCAATAGCCGCCTGAATCGCCTTTCGGATCAAACGCTCAGCATCCTCGGGGGTTTTAGCATCCTCAGCGCCTAACACTCTAAGCGCACCGAGAGCATAATCTCCGCCCGATCCGGCTTTGTAGAGATTGCTGATCGAGGTTTCCCAAGAATAATCGCTCGACACCTTGAAAAGTCTGCCACNAACGGCAACAAGTAAGTCATTGTCGTTTCGTGCAGTTTCATCTTCTTTTTTCCACTCAGACCCGGCGCTTAAAAGTTTCCTTCGCAGTGAAGGGATAAAAAGTCGCGTGATGTAACTTTCAGGCGTTCCCCGATATCGAGGTGCAGTCCATCCGTGTTCGAGAATGTTTAAGCCACGAACTGCACCCGATCCCGCAATTAAAGTCGGACCATTGGCAAAGATTTTAGGATCGCGCACATAAATAAACTCGCCATTTTCGTTGCTGGCTTTTGAGTCCGCACCTAGCACGCACCACCCATCACCTTGAATACCGACGAGCGTAGTCATTAGTCGAGCCAAACCTTGTATGCCGCAGTCACTCTTCCTTTGACTGGATCAACGAAGTGCAATCTCTGTGATGGTGTTGCGCTGGCTGCCAACATAACGCCTGCGTAACGATTGTCACTTTCTGTAGATCCCGTTTGATATACGGAACCTTGTCCATTTGCCATTGCCCACTCTGCGTGAGTGTGATAGTGACCGATGTAAACATCCCTGAACTCCCACGGGTAAGCACCGGATCTCCATCTGTTTGCGTGTTGAACGATTGCGCCTGGGCTTGCGAATCCATTACGACCTACCTCATCTCCGTGAATTAAAAGTGCTTTGTAGTTGCCGATCTCTACACGCTGGATATCTTCAGGACATTCTTGCCAACTTAAACGCTTTTCTCCAGCGAGAAGTTGTCGAGCCAGTTCGTAACACATACGATCGAAGTTATCGGAGCGAGGCACATTGTCACGCTTAGATCCAATACGACCGTGATTTCCCCATTCGGGAACGACGGTGACTTTAGAATAATTAGCGAGCGCATAACGAACGACATCAACGCAGAGTCGAGATACATTGACATATTGCTCGAAAAGAGTTGAGTCGATCTCGAACGCCTGTGACGGAAAGTTAAAAAGTCCTTCAACCATATCTCCGCCGAACATAATCACGACTTCATTGACGGGATGATCTGCTCGCATAATGTCAGTGATTGCTACTGCTTTTTCTGCGAACTGCATAACGCGCTTATACATAACTTCGGAATTGTACGAAGTAGTTTTTTTAGCGCCTTGCCAGTCAGTCATATGCCAGAGCGCTACTTCCGATTTTTTCTTTCCCTTTGGTAATGATCTCTCCGCAACTGGTTTGATCGCTCCCATTCCCAGAACTGCGTCGTGAGCTGCTTGGTGGGTAACTTCGACGAGTTGATCTGTTCGGTCTTTTGCTTGTAAGAGTTGTTTCTGAACGCGCATAAGTGCCTTGCGAAGTTCAATAACATCATCAGATTCGATCCCTTCCGGAATATCGCTCAGGCGATCGGACAGGCTCACTCGACACCCATGATCGTTTTACCGTGTTTTGTGTAGCCTTCTTTATCTAGCCACGAATCATCTTTGTAGGGGTTGTGAAATAGGCGAACGCTCTTTAGCGCATCCATCATCAGCGCGACTTGATACGCGGGGATGTCATCTTCTAATTTAAGAAACCCTGCCCATACGCGACCGATAGCAGTGAACTCGGTAAAAGCATCGCCGTATTCTTCTAAGCGTTGCTCGAGGATTTTCTCTACTCGATTGCGGGGCATTTGCATTGTCCGTTTCTGTGTTTTTGGAAAGTTGTCTCTGCAATTTGATAACCCTCAGAACGGAGAGCCGCAGTTAAAGTTGTTGTTGGCAATCCTTTTTTNATTGCTTCAAGTAGCACAGTTCGATCATTTTTGTCGAGCATTTCAATGATAATCGCAAGTGTGCATTTGTTTTCGGATTTGACTTGGTGTTTTTCAATGGAATCGGATAACGCCATGATTTGCCCCCTTTGTGAGAGAAGCGTACCGAGAAAAATCATCAGAAGCGAATAAACACGCCCAAAGAAAAGAGCCGCGGCAAGTGATTTTTAGGGTCACTAGAGGCGGCTCAGTTCTCACCCTTGATAGCACTCTCAGGTGGTTGGTTACTTACCGGCGAAGGTGTAACCGATTATTAAGTTTTTTATGCGATTGCCTCGGACCATCTGGATCCGAGAAGTCGAATCTACATCAAAGTGGCCAAAGAAAGCAACGCCACGCCCACGAATACCCAGAAATAAATCATTGGACATTATTTACATACGGAGTGACGATATGAGATTCAGGTTGCACATTTGGACTCGACACCGGATTATGCGGTATCGAACTGCCCGCAAGGGCGGCACCTGCGGCAACAATTAAATGGTGCGAATCAACTGCGTAGCCACTATTTGCCCATGCCGCCATAAACCCAGCACTACCGAGGGCAATTGCTTTCGGGTTGGTAATCGGCAAACGAATCATTGAATCCCCTTAGCGAGCAGAGCGTAGGTCACTTGGTCGATCTTTCCAGTAACGGGTAACCCCACTTTTTTCTGATACAACTTAATAGCGGCAAGATCAGCCGAGGTAAAAGTTGAGTTTTGATTTACGGCAGGAATCAAGCCGGCGGCGAATAAAGCCTTTTCGACCATCAGTTCGGCGGCAGTTTTCTTTCCCACTACCAGATCAGATGGCTTAAAAGCGGGCGCAGAGGCGGTTGTAAGCGGTTTTGATACCGAGGTGGTACTACTTTGATGCNCCGCGACTCCGCCAGCCCCTAAAGCAGTTACGGCGGCAGTTCCAACGGCTAACGGCTTATTAGTACCTATCGAGGTCGTAGGTTTAAGAGGCGTCTCATACTCAGGGCGAACAATCGCCAGCACATAAAGATATGCCCTGTGTCTTAAATAAACTCCATGTCCGTTATACTGCGAGACATCAGTCATATGCTCCGGACCAGTATTCCCACCGATCGTTGTAATTCCATCTCGAGAAGCATTAACGATGATTTCAACATGGTCGGCTATGCCATTTCCTGCCCATGAAAAGAAAACTAGATCGCCGGGCTTGCCAGAATACTTATCGACTACGCCTTTTTTCTGTTGGAACCAAGCCAGACCTGCTGGGCAATACGAGAACCCTTTAGGAGTTTGAGCGGCTACAAGATGTGAAAGATTATTTTGCTCGAATACCCAAGAAACGAACATCGCACACCACGGCTCATTTGGGATTCCATACCAATCACCATACGGGTTCGCATCAGTCGAGCCACCATAAAAGCCGACCTGCTTTTGAGCGGTCGTTACGATGTCGAGAGCATTAGCCATTTCCCCATTGTACCGAAATGCGAAAACCCCCGACCTTCTCCTGTCGAGGGCTTCGCTAATCTGATATTACTTTGCGGCGTTAGCCTCTACAACTTTATTTGCATCTGCGAGAACAGTATCGACTGCCTGTGTCACCAACGGAGCGGGTGCGCCAGTTGCTTTCGTAATCTGATTAACAAGCGATGCGGGATTTACACGAGCGATAAGCGGGGCAAGCAATCCACCTACAAGAGCCGAGATGATTAAATCTTGGATTGTAATGTGCTTGTTGTATTGATACGCGCCATATCCAGCCGCAACGATTCCATATGCGTAATGCTCGAGTAGTGCTTTTTCTTTAGTCGTGAGATTCAACTTGAACTTCGCCATTTTTTTCTCTTTTCCCTATTAGGTTGCGAACATATTTCTCAGCCTCGAAATCACTAGCCGAAGCGTGATGAATCCCGCCAACCCCGCGATGATGTTTTTCGCAAAGCCAGACCAGATTCGCTCCCGATTCTACCCACTTCCCGACAGAATCAGGGTCAGATACTCCGGGATAATCTACTTCGAGCCATTTAAGATCGACACCATTTTGTAGGCTGAACTCAATGTGTGCGTGGTGTAATTCTAATCCGCCAGCGCAGTCTGAGAAATCGGCTCGATGGCTTCCGATTGAGCATTTAGCCGAATCTTTCGTGGCGTTGCGGTAAGCGTTAAAATCTTTGTAATGCGGATCTTGTTCTCGCGGTTCGTGCGCCGGATAATGAACAATGTAGTTGTTTGTAATAGCCTGATCGTGAGCATCCATTAAATATCGAGTTTGGTTTTGATAATGGCTTGGTTCAGTTGCAATTCGTGAAGCGCCGCATCTTGACGGTTGAGTTGATCCTTAATAGATCCGCCGCCATTTTCGTACATCTGATATTCGATCTTGTCGAGTCGCTTGTCCATCTTATTGAACTTTTTATTTATCCAGAAAATTGGTGCCCCTATGATCACAACGCTTTCAAGAAATGCCCAAACTGCGTTTGTTATCGTGTTAGCGTTATTCCAAAACATATTTGCGCCCTTTCGGGTTATGGGTTAGACGAGAGTAATTGTTCTAATTGTACCGACTGCATCGACAATTTTCAGAGTGTTTGAAGTTGAGTTCAGCCACATATCTCCGTGACGAGTATTGGTCGGATCAGTAGCCACGATTGGAACTGTGAATCGCCCTGCGGTTTCCAGTTTGTTAATACGGTTGTCTAACCCAGTAAAAAGATCACGCAACGCAGGTGGAAAATTAACATATGGCATTGACTACCTCAGTTCGATGTTGTTGTAAGAGTTAAGGTTACGCGCTCCGGACCTTTTTCGCCCGGGCTAACATTCAATCCGATAATGCGATAGTTGCCATCGAACTCTGACGGATAGAAAGGATCGGTGATAACGACGCGGGCTTGATCTCCGAGGTTGTAAGTACCGAATACAGGATCAGCATAAGGCGGTGCAACGATCTGCAAAGTTTGAGGCGGATAAGAGGCGGCTAACACTTGCCCATTTGCCAAACCAGTTAGCAGTGTTGAATCGGTGATGTTGGAATAGTTGGTCGAATCTTCTAGGAGCGGCCAGCCCGAGGCAGTCTTAGTTGCATCCGTGCCCGTAGCGATTAGTTTTGCTTCATTAGACCCCGCGCCAGTCGCGTACACAGTATTGACGGCTTTCGTGCCATCTTCTTTGTAGTTATACTGCACGACATTTCCGGCGGGCAGGATAAAAGTTGGAACGCTAGCCGAAATCGATGAGTAAGTATTACCAAGGCGCGGATATCCAAGTTGCAAAGTCTTTGTCGGGTTGCCATCTCCGTCATAAGCGACCTTGATATTAAAGTCGAACCCGTTGTTATTTTTAGCAAGATCAGAGAGCGCATTGAAATAAGTCTTGAACTCGTAAGAGTAATACACCTGCGAAACAGTTACACCCGAAATCGTCGAAGGGATAATGACCCCGATGTTTCCATACGGAACTGCTTGTGCGGTTTGGATCAAAGACTCGGCAATCGTTAGTTGATCTTGGCTTGTATAAGAAAGGGTCGAGGTAATTCTTCTGCGTTCGAAGTAAGACTCAAACTCTCGAGCCGTAATCTTTAGATCCTGAGAGGCTGAATCGTATTCTCTTTGCCAGATAATTCCGCCCCATACAAGAACGCCAGAGCGATCAACATAGACGGCACAACGACCGGGGATCGTAGAGTTGAGGACATTCAGCCCTGCACTATTAACGCCGGAAAGCAACAAGTCACCCGTGAATGTTCCAGCCGCATTAAGTTGTTGAGTGAAATTAACATTAGTTAAAGACAACTCAGCGATGATCTGGTTAGTTAGAACATCCGCAAGCAGGTATCGGTATTGGGTAGCCATAGGGTTAGATTACCAGCGTGTTTGCTTCTTCCGGAGTCAAAGGTTGCCCAGCGATTAACTTTGCTTTAGCGGAAGCCTTTAGCGCGGCAAGTGACTCAGCGGCATCGGCTTGTGCTTTTGCTTCGAT